TTGGGACAAGATTTTGAAAGTAATCATCGCAGTGGCTTCGGCCGTAATCGGCGCTTTCAGCGCAAATGCGATGAACCTGTGAGAAGGATCGATTTAATCGTGATCCATTGCAGCGCCACGCGCGAGGACCGCCCCTTTACCGAACAAGACTTGGAAACCGCTCACCGCCTTCGCGGTTTTGATGGCACAGGCTATCATTTCTACGTTCGCCGTAACGGTGATATCAAGTCCACCCGATTGGTCGAGAGGGTCGGTGCCCACGCGCGTGGACACAATGCAAATTCAATCGGAATTTGTTATGAGGGTGGTCTGGATTGCCACGGGCTAGCGAAGGATACGCGGACAGAATGGCAACGGCATTCATTGCAAGTGTTGGTACGAGCCCTGAAGATGGATTATCCGGAGGCGAGAATTGTAGGGCACCGGGACTTGAGCCCGGATGTGAACGGAAATGGAGAGGTGGAGCCAATGGAATGGACAAAAGAGTGTCCGTGCTTCGATGTTTCTGAATTATCGAAAGTACAATCCTAAAAATCTAAAACGGTTTTGTGAAATGTCCGGAAACAACCAATTAAGGGCATTTCATAAAACCGTTTTTGTATTATAGCTGTTTAGGTAGCATATCTTAAAAGGAATAAAACGTCATGTGCATTAAGCTCTGAAGAGACATTATCAACAAACAACTGATTTTCAACGCAAAACCATTTTCTGCTTCATAAACAAAATTAAATCAAATTGTTGCACCAAGCCACTATTGCACACCGCCAAGAGCAGGAATGGACTAAATAGCGACAAGAATACGCAAATATCATGAATGTTAAAAGGGAAGTTGAGGATACCGTTGGGGACACTTAGTTGGAGATACAAAACTGTCTCGATTGGTTACCAACGCTGAAGTTGGAGATACTTTTTCACCATTAAAAATGCAATGTTTTTGGAGTCATATTTCTTTCAACACGCCATGTCTGAACGTTTTAAATGAGCTTTCACGGGGGGATAGTATAACATTTACAAGAAAGAACAGAACTGCAAAACTAATGTAATTGGCTGAATAATAGTTACTATTTACGTTTTATACGGCATTATCATGATAAAAATAAGCGCGCGGCTGCATACTTAGTAATCATCGCTACGTACTTGTTAGTTATCATATGACTTCGCAGTCTGTTTAAAAGGACAGCGACAGAATCGGCAAACTCGGAGTCGGCTGCAAAATGTTATTTTATAATAACAGGTCTCACAGTCTCCGACGGAGCTAAAACCGAATGGCGCTCCTTAGACTTTTCAGGTTGAAGCTCATATTGCGATAGTTCGGATTCAAGACGCCGAACACGTTCTTTCAGACCACCAAGTTCTTCGATAAGAGATTTGTTTTCATCATCCTTCTCTTTATACATCTTATATAGGAGAGAATCACTTTCTGACGAAACCAAAGATACCGTCTGAAAAGAACCCGATACATCTCCTCCCGCTTCACTGCTACGAAGCATGCAACCACGACCAGTGAGAAGCCAATCTGAATCAATAGGAAACACCAATACAGTATTTTGGATAGCAGTCAACCCAACATTGCTCCTTCCTTTCGAAATTTCCGTAATCAGAGAAGCGCTGACTGATATTTTAGACGCAAAATCCTTGTTATCAGACACATATTTTTCCTCAATAAGGTATTCCAAAACCTTTAGAAAACGTACAGAGAGTTTATTCAGCATATAAATAATACAGATTACTGTAAAAATAAATATCAAACCCTTTTGTTTGGTACAGAATACTGTATACCTTTGCATTAGGTTAAATGTTTACAGCGCACAAAGAAACGAAAAAAGGCGCACAAAAACAATAATCAAAGACTATAATATGAAAAGGGCGATTGAATGATAGAAAACATTAAACTATTTATAGTATGAAAAAAATAGAATGGGAAAATCCGAAAAAAAAGAGTGAGGCTTATACTTACCTTATGAAGGTGTTCAAAGTGAGTAAACCTACCGTCAGCTTGGCGATGAGCTTCAAGCGGAACAGTCTGGAAGCAGCACGCATGAGGCATGTGGCATTGACACAACTCGGCGCGAAACTGCTGACTGATGAGGAAAAGTCTCCACGAACAGTCAAAATTCTGAATGCGAAGGGAGAAACCGTAAAGGCTATTATAGTCGAAAACTAAACTATATTAACTTACCAGATATGAAAAACTTCAAAAACCAAAGATATGGACAGAAAACTGACAGGTAAAGAGCGAGCATTTCTCATAGATCTGGCGGTATTGTTACGGCAATATGACTGCTTGATGCATATAGAAGACAATAAAATCTGCTTTGATATGGAAAATGAGACGGAAGACGAGCGCAGAGCAATACACTTGTCGGGAGTGTATGCCTGGTTTGATATTGAATATTTCATGAATAAGAACTCTTAAGTAGAACTAAAAAGATGAAATTTCTGATTATGGAAATATTTGGAAAAACACCGTGTGTAACGTTTGACGAGCTTGTAGGGAGCGGAATAATGAGCCAAGCTAACTACAAAAAACATGTTCGCGACGGAAAGTTCCGCGTACTCAGGAAAGGCGGAAATGGACGCAAAGCGCAAATTGCTTACGAAAGTCTGCCGGAAGCCATTCGTACTGCTTATGACGCGAAGAATCCTCGTGCAAAAGAACAACTCAGACAACCATGCCTCCCTATGAACGAACGTCTGAAGAGCGACAGCAAAGCCGTAGAATTCTTCAAAAGGCATACTCCGAAAATCACACTGGAACGGCAGACAGAGTATACACTGAATGCCAAAGTATTGAACGCCATGATGACCAAAGAAACGGATATGACCAGCCGGCACAGTACCTGCGGATTCCGAAACAAGAAGTTAGTGCGCAACACTCTCCTCGCCCTTTGCGAACATTTACGCCAGCAATACGGGCATACACTGCCCAAAAGTACATCGCGCCTGCTGGAAAAGTACAATGTATACAAAAAATATGGTTACCAAGTGCTCGTCAACGGCAATTCGGGTAACCAGTCCGCCCGCAAAGTTGGCGCACGCGAAGGACGCCTGTTGCTAAAACTGAAACGCAGCAGATTTCCGGTATATACCGATATGCAGATATTTGAAGAGTACAACCGACAGGCAGGAGCAAGAGGGCTGAGCCGGATAGAATCTCCGCAGACGGTAAATAATTACCTTTACAAAACCAGCATCAAGCTGTGGTGGTATGCCGCAGTCTACGGTGAAGTCGCTTTCAAAAATGAGTTCATGCCACAGTTCGACACCAAGTTGCCGGAAATGCCGAACACGCTATGGTATGGTGACGGCACAAAACTCAACCTCTACTACAAGGTTTACGACAAAAAGCAGAAGCGTATGGTGGCGCGTACCATCGACGTGTACGAGGTGATGGATGCCTGCACGGAAGTATTCCTGGGATATGCTTTCGGCACAGAGAACTTCCTCACCCAATATGAAGCCTACCGCATGGCACTGGAAACCTGGAAGATAAAGCCCCACGAGATAGTGACCGACAATCAGGGCGGACACAAGAAGCCTGAAGCACAAGCCTTCTTCAGAAAAATCTGCCATTTACACAAGACGACCATGCCCCACAACGGACAGTCCAAAAGCATAGAGAGCGCCTTCGGACGTTTCCAGCAACAGGTGATTCACAAGCTATACAACTTCACCGGACAGAACATCACCGCCGTGAAGCCGAGCAGTCATGCCAACATTGACCTCCTGATGGCCAATATTACCCAACTACCCACGCTGGAGGAGATGAAAGAGCAGTATATCCATTGCCGCCGGGAGTGGAACAACATGGAGCATCCCACCTCGGAAACCGGGATGACCCGTATGGAAATGTACACCACCTTCAGCAGTCCGAACGCTGAACTGCTGGACGACTACGAGGTGCAAGAACTCTTTAAACTCGTCAGCCGGGATAGCGTGAAATATAACAAGCAGGGATTCATTTTCGAACAGAACCGCCAGCAATACCGCTATATGGTATATGCCGAAGACGGACTGGTGGACATGAACTTCCACATTCAGAACGTGGGCAATAGTTTCCACTACCGCTACGACCCGCAGGACATGACATTCATCGAACTCTGGCAGCCCACTCCTTCCGGGCTGGTTTATGCAGCCACTGCCACACCGAAAGTCATCATCCACCGTGCCACTGCCGACCGTACTCCGGAAGAGAACACTCTCTTATTCGCCCAGATACGCGAAAACGAACGCGCCCGCGCCGCCCACCACATCGCCTGCGAAGAACTGATGCTGGAAGAGCGCATAAGCGAAGCCTATATCCGGCTGAGGATGCCGCGTCCCGTAGGCATCTCACAGAAAGGTATGGACCACTACCGCGAAGAGTATGCCGACGAAAAATTAATTCCTCCGGTACAATTCCCCGAGGGCACAGGCCCCGGAACCTCTGTAGACATCGCCTCCGTGGGCGAGTATACCAAAACAACGTCTCAACTGACTGAAGTGGATTTTTACCAAAGTTTTTTCAGTAATTAATCTGTATTCAATAATCATTTAAACATTCTTCAAACTATGAAAGAACTCGCCAAACAGGATAAAGACTCTATCCGTGACGCCTTGACAGAATATTGCAGCAACTCCCCCTCGCAGAATCGTGCCGGTGAGAATTTGAGCGGAGAACGCTGGACGCTGACCGAAAGTAGCGCCTTTTCACGCATCACCTTTGCCATGGCCGATGCGCAGACCTACAAAAACACTACCTGGATAGTGGGCGACGCAGGCTGTGGTAAAACCACCGCTGCCATCGAGTACTGCTGCGCACACCGCAACGTCTTCTACCTCCTTTGCAGCGAGGACATGAAGAAAAGCGACTTCGTCAGGGAAATAGCCCGCCAAGTGGGCGCCCCCACCGACGGAACCAACCTGAGGGACACGCTGGACTATGCCATCTCTCTTGTCACCTTCCTCAACAACCCGCTCATCATCTTCGACGAGGGTGACAAGCTAACCGACTCCGTTTTCAGCTACTTCATCAGCATCTACAACCGGCTGGAGAACAAAAGCGGTATCATCTTCCTCTCCACCAACTACATCAAGCGCCGCATAGAGAACGGCCTGCGCTATAACAAAAAAGGATATAAGGAGATACACAGCCGCATCGGCCGCAAGTTCTTCGACATAAATGTAGCCACTGAACAGGACATTTACGCCATCTGCCAGGCAAATGGCCTGACGGATATCGCAGAAATCAAGCGGGTACAGCGCGAGGCGGCACAAGGCGAGTACGACTTGCGCCGGGTGAAGCGCGTGGTGCATGCCTGCAAACGTATTCTCGAAGCCAAACGTATGGAAGGAGGACAGGAAACATGAGCAAAGAAGCAAACAGCACCAAAACCTTCACACGCAATGCCAAAGGCGTACGCGAGGTGCTGAGCATGAAGTTCAACACACTCGCATTCGAGGGTGCTTGGCATGATGCTTTCGGCACTCCGGAACGCCGGGGCGTGTGGCTTGTATGGGGTAACACCGGAAACGGAAAGACTTCTTTCGTGATGCAGCTTTGCAAGGAACTGTGCCGCTTCGGTCGCGTGGCCTACGACAGTCTGGAAGAAGGTGCCTGCCTGACAATGCAGAATACCCTGCGGCGCTACAACATGCAGGACGTCAACCGCCGCTTCTTGTTACTGGATGCCGAACCGCTGGACGAACTCAGCCTGCGCCTGAAACGTCAGAAAGCTCCCGATTTCGTAGTGATAGACAGCTTTCAATATACGCAGATGACCTATGCCCAGTACATCAAATTCCGCGAGCAACACCGCAACAAACTGCTTATCTTCATCAGCCACGCCAGCGGACGGAACCCGGAGGGACGCAGTGCCAGGAAGGTAGCATTCGATGCTGCGTTGAAGATATATGTGGAAGGATACCGAGCACATTCTAAGGGACGTTTCATTGGTCCGAAAGGACACTTTGACATCTGGCCTGAGGCAGCGGCCAAATATTATGGAGAAGATTTGAACGATTAACTATAAGAAAAGGAGGTTTATCATGGGATTTGTGAAACGCTACGGCAATGATGCCGATTATCGCCGTCGGCTGGAAGTGAAGTTGCAGAAGAGCACCGACCACATCGAGGAGTTAGCCGACTGGCTGTATGCACACACGTCGGATATAGAGAGCACAGAATATGAACGACGATACGCCGAGTACAACTCGGAACTCCGCCGTCACGATATCTTTTCCGACGAACTGGAATGTTGCGACAATCCCGCCCAAGCCTGGCGGGATAATCCGGAACGATGGCAAGGGTTGAACTGGGATTGCAGAAATAAAATCAGGTACTAAAATTACCCGGTAGTAGTTCTTGACTACTACCGGGTAATTTTTTATGCCCCCCTCTTGCAGGCGTACATCATTTTCGGTACCTTTGTAATAGAAAGATAATTAACAGACCAACATCAACTTTCAGAGTATGAAAAAGAAACGTAACATCATCGGAATGAGCTATGCGCATAGAGTGACGGAAGTGCTGCGCATATATGAAGAACACGCACGCAGCGGATTATCCAACCGCGAGATCCTGCGGCGCTACATCTGGCCAGTGTACCCCATCTGCGAAAAGACGTTCTACAATATCATCAATGCCAGTGCCGACTCGCGCATCATAGCCCGGCAAAACGAACTTGACGCTCAACTCACACTATTCTGATTCCTCTCGATGACCGTAACGGCATATTGCAACTCATATACCTTGATATTGCCTTGCTCAGCCGTCTGCACACTCTTGGTGCGTACCGCCGCCGACTGGCATCCCTCAAAACACCATCCCTGCACCGCCTCGTTCAATCGGCTCACCAATTGATAGCGCTGTGCCACCCGCTCGGAAACCGTGTCTCCGGCAACAGATAGCTGTGCTCCGCAGTCGAAAGCCAGACGCACGCTAAGTATCAGCCATCCGCGCTGCGTGCCGGCACTAAGGCTGTCCCACGTTGTTTCGGGAACGCCCACCAATACACACGGAAAAGTAACCGGATAGGCCGGCTCTCCATTTTTCATGGCATCAAGTTGCCCGTAATCTTCGTCCACCACTTCTACGAGGTTTCCCATCTTTTCGGCAATCTGCCGCAGTAAATCATTCATTAATTGTTCCATATCAGGAGATTTTTAATTGAAAAAGTAAGTATTTCACTTTTGACATCCACGAAGTACGGCAATACTCGCCTGATACGGAAAAAAATGTGTAATCCTTACACACAACACTGCAATCACTACACAATGTTTAGAAAGCGTTACACACTATTTTGCACCCCTCCTTCCTACATCGTATGTTTGCACCAACAAAATCGCAACCGATATGATACAGATAAAGATTCATCATAACTCCCCCACCCGGGAAACAGAGAAAGGAGGCCGGTCATGATCCGCGGACTAAGAAACAACAACCCAGGCAATATCCGCCTCTCCGCCACTCTGTGGCAGGGTGAAATACGTCCCTCGCAGGATCGTTCGTTCTGCCAGTTCAGCAGTATGGCCTATGGTTACCGCGCCCTCATGAAACTACTGCGCAACTACCACCGGCTGCATGGCTGCCGCACAGTAGCTGACTTCATCAGTCGTTGGGCTCCCTCTCACGAAAACAATACTTCGGGCTACATCAGCCGCGTATGCTCCACCATGCACGTACCCGCCACCTACGAGCCCGACGTAAACGACCACGACACACTGTGCACCCTGGCCGCCGCCATCTCGCTGGTAGAAAACGGTACGCCCGCCCTCATGACCGACATAGAAGCCGGATGGGCACTATTATAAAAATAAGAAAAAACGAAAAGTGACAACAACGATATGAATGCACTGGAATATACGAAACTTGCCTGCGGGTTACTCACCGCCATCATTGGCGTAGGAGGATTCAAGGTGTACACCGACAAGCAGCGCTACTTGCAGGAAGTGGAGAAACTCAAGGCCGACGTCAGGGCTGCCGACACCAACGTGCGTAGCAACGAGTTGGACAATGTGAAGAAAGCCATGCAGATAGTCATGGACGAAATAGTAGAACCATTAAAACAAGAGATCAATGCCATCAGGGAAGAACTTGACAAACTGCGCCGGGCAGTGGAGAAAGCAGGCGATTGCCGCCTGGTTACTGACTGCCCTGTGCGCAGCGAGCTGCAAGGCGCCACTGAAAGTGGAGCAGAGCTACCTCGGCGACACACTGCACCGAATGGACGGGTACGCGCTAATACAGCAGCCCGTGCCGCCAAGCATCGCCTCCACAACGTTTCCGGCCGGAACGTTGAAGACGATACCAGTGGGGACGGAGTTTAGCATCCGGAGCGGGCAGGCTACGGTCAGTGTGAAGCGTCTTCCGGGCGACTCCATACAAGTCACCGCCACCTGCGACAGCCTGGCAAGGCAGGTCATCGTGCTGCAACGGGAGCTTTCCCGCGTCAGCCGGCAGACCTCCGAATCAGTCACCCGGGTGCAGCCAAAGGTAGTAAACCAACCCTCTGCATGGCAATGGTTTTGGATAAGGACAGGGCAGATAGCCGTTGCCGCCCTCGTCCTGATATTGATAAAACGGCGATTTTTCTAAATATCTAATTTAATAAACAAAGATTATGGCAGTAAAAGAAAACAATGGACTTATCTATGGTGTAGGTAAAGTAACGTTCGGTGGTAAAGAAATCGGTTGGCTCAGTCAGGAAGGCTTGCAGCCCAAAGGTGAAGCCAAGCAGACCACTCCGGTATATGCAGCGCAAGTACACGACGGTCCGGTAGACGAATTGGTGAGCACACCGAGCACAGTGGCATTCGGCTTCAAGCTGATCCAGCTGAACCCGGAGATGTGTAAAGACCTGTTCGGCGGCACTATCAGCTCTGTAGACGGTGCCTACGAAGCTCCCGACGGTTTCGAAGACCTGGAAGGCGCTTTCACCGTAGAGTGTGTAAGCGGTCACACTATCGAGATTCCGCGTGCCCGCCTCAGCGGTGAACTGGCAGACTCCATCAGCATGAGTGGCGTATTGAGCTACGACTGCACCGTGACGTGTCTGAAACCCACCGAAGCCGGCAAAGCCCGCTATCGCATCGTGCCTCCTCAAACTGAAAAAACAGAAGGATAATGATGAAAGGCCGGCAGACAGAACAACTGAAGGCGTCGGCTCTGATACTTGACATGGGCGTGGCAATTCCCGTCCGCCCATTCAAGTACCTCACCCGGAAGCGAAAGCCCATGCAGGTAGTGATGCGTACCCCCGGACTGGGCGGACTGATGCGCATTGCCAATCTATACCTCAGCATGGGTGTCAGTTATGAAGAACTGAAGGACTACACATACGAGCAGAGCATGCGCTTCGTTGAGCAGCATGGCGTCACCATCAGCCGCATAGTGGCCTGTACCCTTGTGAGGGGGAGGCTGACGGGCCGATGGCTGAACCGTCTCGTAGCCTGGTGGCTTCGTTGGCGCGTGCATCCCCTGTTTTTGCAGGAAGCCATGTATCAGCTGCTCATCATGCTCAACCCGCAGTCTTTTCAGACTATTATCAACTCGGTGGAACTGATCAACCCGATGAAACCGAGTTTGAGCCAATCAGAAAGCGGGAGTTAAAGGGTTACACAGAAGGCCCTCATAGCCCGTTCGGTTTAGTATGGCAGGTGGCCACGGCAACCGGTTGGACCCTGCGCTACATCCTGTGGCGAGTGCCCTACCCCTTGCTGCTGCTGATGGCACAAGATGCTCCTCGCTATGTATCGCCCGAGCAACAGCAACGGCGCAATATGATGAAAATGATTAAAAACCAGAAGAAGGTCCCCGAGGCTACTGACCCGGTGGCGTTTTTCCAAACCCACATCTCAAAATACTAATGAGCTCTATATCAAACTTAAATCCAAGCCAGCTACAGGCTGTTACGGATAAAATGGCGCTTGATGCAGCCCAGAAAGCACTGGAAAAGCTGGCGGACAGCAGCAGGCATATCAAGGGTACAGAGGAAGCTCTGACCGCACTGTCGTCGGGCATTCAGACAGCCAACGGTGCTATATCTCTTCTGGGACTCGAATCGAACCGTCTGAGTCACGTGCAGGACAAACTGAAAGCGGCTATCGAAGTGACTTCGGCCGCACAGAAGGTATCGGACATCGTGAACAAGGAGAGTTACTTCAACCTTGTCATCGTGACCAATGCCAAAAACATGCTAACGGCAGCAACCGCCCGTCTGTCCACCGCACTGAATATATCTACCGCATCTGCCACCGCATTAATGGGAACCCTCACTCTGGGACTATCAGTTGCTATTGCCGCTGCCATAGCCCTATGGGACGAACATATAGAAAAGCAGGAACAAGCCGCCACAGCAGCTCGCGAACAGGCGGAAACAGAGCGTCAGGCCAACGCCGTGAGGCTCCAAACACGTATTGAGCTGGAAAGGGTGACCGAATCTCTGGAGAACTTCACCGGAACCAAAGAGCAGGAGCAAGCCAAGATTGACGAACTGAACAACAAATATGGCGAAAGCTTCGGGCAATATGATACGCTGGCAGAGTGGTATCAGGTACTCCAACAAAAGGGGGAGGCTTACATACAAATGCTCTATCTGCAAGCGAAAGCGCAAAGCCTTGTCAATAAGGCCATAGACGCCGACGCCAAGATGAACGAAATAGAGCTTATGCCTGCGGATAATTTCAGTAATTTTTGGGGTAACAACGGCGAAGCGAATAAGAAGAAAGAACTGGAAAAAGCGAAAGCCATACGCGATGCCTATCTGAAGCAGGCAACAAGTGTCATTAGCGAATCTGTGGATATTGGCAAGGGAGCCGGACTTGAAGACTACAGCCCGAAAAAGAAAAAGAAGACCGATGGAGGCAATGGTGGCAATAACAAGAAGAAGGAAGCCGAAAAAGCAGCGGAGAAGCGGCTTGAATGGCTGAAGAAGATAGCTGAGGACGAACTGAAAGCTCGGCAAGAGATTGACAGCAAGCTCCTGGAGGCTATGGAAGAAGGCGACGATAAGAAGAAAAAGTATGCCGAGCAAGCCTTCGATGATGAGTTGGATCGCATAGAAAAGGAACGCTTGCAACGGTTGGAAAAGCTGCAAGAAGCGGAGAAAGCCGGAGTGGAAGTGACGCCCGAACAAAGAACCGAGGTGGACAACAATGCTGCCAAGCTAAGGAACCTCGCTGCCGAGAAATACAATAAAGAGCTTGCAGACATCGAGAAGCAAGCGCAGGATGCGGAGTTGCAGGCCCAAAACAACTATCTGAAAGAATACGGCAATTACGAAGAGAAGCGCCTCGCCATCATGCAAGACTATGCAAGGCAGATAGAGAATGCCAAGACGCAGGGCGAGAAGGACTCCTTGAAGAAGAAGGAAGAAGCCGCCGTGGCGGAACTGGACAAGGCCATGATCCAGAAGTCCGAACTCTGGAAGCGGCTCTTTGAAGATGCCGACAAACATACCAGTGCCTATATACAGAAGACCATCAACCAAAGCAAACAACTGCTGGACTATCATAATGGTAAGGCAGACCTTCCCACGGGCATTGATAAGGAAGTAGCTGACAAGTTGAAACCCGAAGATATAAAAGCGATAACGGACAACCTTGTGAAGCAGCGTGAGACATTGGGCAAGAAGAACCCTTTCATCGGACTGATAAATGGCTTCAAGGACTTGAAAGATGCAGGCAGCGATACCGAAAAACAGTTTGCCGCCACACTGAACATCATCGAGGGTTTCAAGGGAGTATCTGCCATTGTGAACGAAGTGGGCGGTGCAGTCGGCAAGATGGGCGGCTCTACGGGCGAAACCATGCAGAAGGTGAGCGGCATAGCCAACTCCACCCTATCCATGGCATCTACCGGAGCCTCGATTGGCGGACCGTGGGGCGCAGCCATCGGCGGCGCGCTGGGGCTTGCATCCGGACTGGTAGGCGCGTTGGGTGCCGACTATTCGGGCTACAACGCCATGGTGCAGAAGTATGACGTCCTGATGGATGTCTGGGATCAGCTTCTCAACAAGAAGAAAGCCTACATCAAGGAATCCTACGGAGCCGAAGCCACCAAGGCGGGCTCGGAAGCCCTGCGACTGCTGGACTCGGAGAAAGACGTCACAAGGCAACTTGCCAGCTCCCGCCTGAATGCGGGCAAAAGTGCAGGTAGCCACTCCATCAACTATCGTATGTGGAAAGGCTCCTACAAATGGGAAGGGCAGAACTGGCGCGACGTGGCTGGAGACGTATCCAGCCAACTGAGCGGCGTAGCCTTCAATGACATGTACGACATGCTCAACATGAGCAGCGAGCAACTGGAATGGATCAAAACCAACTACAGCGGACTGTGGGCGGTGATGGACGGTGACTTCCGCGGCTATCTGGACAAGATCATCGAATATGGCGATGCGGAGAAAGAGATCATAGCCTCGGTAAAGGAACAATTGACGGGCGTGTCGCTCGACAGCTTCCAGGATAGTTTCCTCAGTCTGCTCGACGACCTGGACAGCAGTAGTGAAGACTTTGCCAACAACTTCGAGAAGTACCTGCGCAAGTCCATCCTGCAATCCATCCTCGCCCAGAACTACAGTTCGAAGATAAAGTCACTCTACGACACCTGGGCAAGCTACAGCAGCGACGGAAACCTTACGGAAGACGAAGTGAAGCGCCTGCGCGAAATGCAGCAGCAGATGGCGGATGCCATGATTGCCGAACGCGACCGCCTGGCGGAAACCTTCGGATGGAACTCGGACACTGCCGAGACATCTTCACAGTCCGGACGTTCCGGATCGGTGAGCACCGTCACCGAGGAGACGGCAGGCAAGCTCGAAGGCATCGGACTCTCCATACAGACCCATGTAATCAGCATGGACGAGAAGATGGCAGACCTTTCGCGCTACTCGTATGAGGCCATCGGACTGCTGGGCAGCATTGCCGAGAACACCGGTTACTGCCGTTGCCTGAAAGACATTGCTGAGATAGTGAACAGATTGGAAAGAGACGGAATGAAAATAAAAGGATAATTATGGAAATACTCAAGTCATTACTAACCATCAACGATACGGATATCTATGATGTGTACCGTGCATTCCTGTCCGAAGACAAGCCGGGCGGGCACGAGAACTACAACGCACTGTTGCAAGTGCCTGCCGTGAAGCCCTACACCACTGTGGCGTTTCGCGAGCAGAACGGCGAAAGCCTGCCCGACACCTTGCCCCACCCTCACTACGAGGCGCGCGACGTGACCCTACAGTTCGGCATCCTGGCGGATAGCCCGGCCGAATGGTACGAGAAGTATATCGCCTTCATCGACTTCCTGAAGAACGGATGGCTGGTGTTCGCCCTGCCCGAACTGGGCACGCACTATCGGATGTACTTCAAAAGCTCCGCTTCGCACGAGATGTATTCGCCCCTCACAGCCGGGGGCAAGGTGTACGGCAAGATGAAGCTGAAGTTCAGAGAACCGAACCCGTATCAGGCTATTGACCTATAAAACTGCATTAAAGAATCAAAGTATGGAACTGAAAATATACAATCAGAACGGGACGTTCAAACTTACCGTGAACACCGCCGACTCCTCAACCTGGAACCTGGAACTGATGGCGGAGAATGCCGTGTCGGCAAACTTCACCCATCCCTTCTTCGTGACGCTGGAAGTGAACGACTACGTGATGCTGGAAGAAGTGAAGTTCAGCATGAACAAGGAGTACAAGCCGAAGCAGGTATCGACGCAAGAGTATAGCTACTCCGTCAAGTTCTACGGCCCCGAACACGATGCGGCACGGGTGATGTACCTCAACCTGACGGATGGGCAGTACAGCTCGGAGTTCGTCCTCGACGGCAGCCCGCGCCAGCATCTGCAAAGGTGGGTGGAGAACATGAACCGCATCTACGGCAAGACCGTCTGGAGCATAGGCGACGTGGTGGTAGTTCCAAATCAAACCATAGAGTACAACAACAGCACCTGTTGGGATGCCCTCTCTGCCATGGCAGATGCATTTGAAACGGAGTGGTGGGCGGACGGATACGTCATCAACCTTTGCCGCTGCGAACGTGGCGAGCGTGTGTCATTAGGCTACCGGCAGGGCATGACCTCGCTGAACCAGTCGGAGAACAGCAACGATGTGAAGTTCTTCACACGCCTCATCCCCTTAGGAAGTACCCGCAACATCGACCGCAAACGCTACGGCTTTTCGCGCCTGCAACTGCCGGACCGTGCCACCTATGTGGACCGCAACACGCAGTACGGACTCTATGAAGCGGTAGAAGCCGACGCCTTCGCCGATATCTATCCGCACTACAAGGGAACCGTATCATCCGTGCGCACCGAAGAGCAGATAGGGAACGATGAGAAACCCTTCACCGTCTACTACTTCAAGGATGCCGGCATGGACTTTGATCCCTGCCAGTACGAAATAGCCGAGCAGGTGAAGCACATCACTTTCCAGACGGGCGACCTTGCCGGACGTGACTTTGAAGCGAACTATAACTCCACCACCAAAGAGTGGGAGATCATCAACACCTATCCCGACGAACAGCAGCAAGTGCCGGGCGGCAACCTCATCCCCGGAAAGGGCAACGAGTACATCCCCTGGAACTTCAGTATGCCCGTAGAGTACGAACATGCCGCCGAGCAGGAATACAAAGCAGCCGTGGACGACTATCTGGCGAAGTACAGTGAAGACATTGCCAAGTATGGCGGCGAAACGGACTACATCTACATAGAACGCCACAACGTGCCCTTGCAGTTAGGGCAAAGCGTGCATCTGCTCAGTACGGAATACTTTGGTGAAGAAGGCGGACGGGACAGCCGCATGACCAAAGTGGTGAGGAAACTGGACAACCTCTCGGCAGCCACCATCGAGTGTGCCAACCAGGTGGGCAAGGGCTGGAAGAAGTCCGTAGACTCCACCCTGGAGCAACTGAGGTATGTAGTGGCACAGCAGCAGGAAGAGTCCGTGCTGGATATCCTGAAGAGCTGGGACGGCAGGGAAATCACCGACTACCGCGTGCTTTCCGGCCTGCGGACACTGAAGGAAATCGAACTGCGTACGTTGAGCAGACTGAAGAGTGACGAAGCGGCAGGACTCATCACCTTCCTCAAGGGATTGATGATTGGCGACAAGGGCCGTGGCATCACCATCGAGAATAATGATTCTGTGACGGCCGTCATCGACCAGATCAAGCGGGTACTGAGCATCGTCTCTCCCGGCTTCGTCTCCGGCGACCTGGGTGCAGGCTTCATCCTGAAGGAAGATGCTGAAACCGGCGAGTCCTATTTCGAGGTAGACCGTATGTTAGTGCGCAAGCTGGCGTACTTCGTGGAGCTGGTCATCAAACGCCTGTCTCACGTTGGCGGTGAAATCCTCCTTACCCCCGCATCTATGGAGTGCACCAAGGTGGAAGAACTGGAAGCTGTCTATCGCTGCTACTTCGAGCAGAGCGAAGACAACAGGGCAATTATCCAGGAGTTCGAGCCGGACGACCTGGCACGGGCACAGACCTTCAATATTAAGGAAGGTGCCACGCAGGGCGCAGCCAACAGTTTCTATTGGCGCTACGTAGTTGGCACAGGCGACAACTATATCGACCTGTCCAAGACGGATTGCGCCACAGGCAGCAGCATCCCGGCAGCCGGTGACCACATTGTACAGTTGGGCAACCGCAACAATCCCCAACGCCAGAACGCCATCATCTTGTCCACCGTTGGCGATGACGCACCTTCTATCAAGCAGTATAAGGGCATCGACGGTTATGAACTAGGCGGCAAAGAAGTGACCATCATTTCCCCGCTTCTGAACAAGTTTATCGGTAACTTCATTTCCATCTCCACCGGAAAGAGTGTGGACGAGATGCTCAACGAGTTTCAAGCCAATCTCGACATCATCCGGGAGCAGACGGACAAGGAGTACACCATCTGGTTCTTTGATTACGATCCAGCCCCGGACAATATTCCCGCCTCGGAATGGGCGACTGATGCCCAGAAGGTGATGCACGAGCAGGATATGTTCTATAATCGCTTGACGGGCCACGGCTACCGCTTCGAAAAGAGTGGTGACACCTGGGTATGGAACGACATCACCGACCACCTGACACTGATGGCACTGGAAAACGCCGCCAAGGCGCAGGACACAGCCGACGGCAAGCGCCGTGTGTTCGTAGAGAAACCCGCCGACGGGCAAGCGTATGATATCGGAGATTTATGGACGAATGCGGTGTACGCGGAAGGTGGCGTGAAGTATGATAACGACACACTGGTCTGCAAGGTTGCTAAAGCTGCCGGAGAGGCATTCAACATTGAACACTGGCAGGCTTCGTCAACTGTTACCACTACATACGTTAAGAATATGGAGGGGCAGTTTATAGCGGGTGTCACTGAATCTAATGAAAAGATAGAGGCGCTGGATAAACTCGCGAGAGAGGGTATAGAGAAAGCTACTAATATGGCTGACGATGCGTTAAAGAATCTACAGGGTCTGTCGAGTGATTTCACTAATATGAACAACACTCTCGCTGAGCAAACTACGGTGATTGAAGCAACGAAAGAGTCAGTTGCTTTGTTGGTGCAGGGCAAAGAAAAGGATGAGGACGGTAATATAGTGAACATCAACACGAGCGGTCTGGTGACTACCGCTTACTTTAACAGTCTGTTTTCTGAGCGTGTAGAGTTCGATGAGAACGGGCATGTCGCCAACACAGCCACTTCCGGTTTCATAACCGGTGCCGACTTCTCTACTCAATATTCGCAAATGGAAAATGAGGACGGAGAAATCAAACGGTCGGAGATAAGTACATTCATCACAAGAAACGGTGACGGAACTTTCACAAGCGATGCATTTATAAGTGCCGACAGAATCCGGTTCAATGGCCATATTGTGGCGAATGACACATTTGAAGTAGACACGGACGGTAACATGACGCTGAATAATATAACGGCCAACAATGCGAAAGTAAGCGGAAAAATAGAGGCTTATGAAGGCACAATAGGTGGATTTAGTATAGAGAGTGGGCGAATAGGGACTGAGGTTGTAAATGGAGATGAAGATCATGATATAATGGTGAGGGGAACTGGCTTATTCTTGTACAATGACATGATAGGGTTTAATGGGAGTGGCAAGAGACAAGTTATTGTGGGTGCCATAAATTCATTGGGCACTAATATGCTGGGAATCTTTAGGGATACGGAAGAGACATTCTTACCTAAATATGGGATTACTCTAGACATAAGTGGTTCCAGAACCTCCAACAATGCTATTACAGGTAGGGGAAATGCCGTGTTAAACGGTATGATGTGCGGATTCTCACTTGAACCTATCAGCATAGACCGTCCCAATACGATTTATACAGGTTTCAGTCTCAAAAATGGAAACACTTTCTTTGTGACAAATACCAGTGGTGGTGATATGGTGCTTCCAAGGCTGGATGATTTGCTGAGTTCCATCGGTTTAAGTCCACAAAACACCACTACTTCGTTCGCCGTGCCTTTGGATATTGTGTGCGGATATTCGACCAGAACTACTTATGTGTATGGAAGATGCAATAAAAGTGTTACGACAAACGGTGTATCTGGAACTCCCTTTAATAACGGAAACTATCCTCAAATATGCAATAATAATTATGGATATGAGGATTATGTGGCAATCAACAAGGGAGACGTGCTTTCGTTGATGCTCCTTCGTGAGACAGGTACTGAGATGTACAAGGCGTTTATAAGGTATCGGAGCAGTTAACAGGACTATTTGAAAGATGTTTAAACCATATTTATACTTATGATTATGAAGATAAATTTTAAGAGATTCGAGGTTCAAACCTCATTTGAAGGCAATAAACAGATCTTCAATATAACCCATGACTTGGGCAACATGATGATGTACAATGGTAGTGTTCTGCTTGACATTGGCTTTGAAGACCTAGCAAAAACCATCTATTACTCCGATGGTGAAGTCGAAGTTCCAGAATGTTATTGTAAAGCCATTATTGAAGTGGTGAAGCAATCTTCCTTTATTGCCGCTGTCAAGCGTGAAGTCATAAATATACTAAGTAATAATCAAGCGTAACATGGGATATATCAAGTTTGTAATGAGTGTACGAAAGAGCGATGAGAAAGGCAGCACCACTCACGCTGTAATCAGCCGTATGGAGAGTGATATGGCCGACACCTCTATGCTTGAAACAAACCTTATCATGCACGCATTATCCGCACCGGGCGGGAAGGTAGAACAGGAAAACAAAGGGTTCCCTTATATTTTTCCTTTTGAACTATACTAATAACAAAACGATATGGGAAAACTGAATATACCTGTAAAACAGGTCGGCGACAAGCTGGAACACGAAGAATTCAATCTGGTGGTGGACTCCATAGAAAAGTACAGCACTCTGGGAGGACTGGATACCGTGGATGCCTCTGTGGATGAAGAAGCCACGGAAGACGTTGCTCTTGTGAAGTTTAAAGGCACCAACACATGGGTAGAAAAGAACCTGTCCGAGTTGGGCGGTAGCGGCACTTCAGTGCAAATGCGCCTGAACTTTGTCAGTGAGGGTGTACAAATCGTCAGCCAAGGAAGCAGAGTCGTTCTGAAGTATAACTTCTCGTCCATGCTCGACGGAGTAAGTACCGGCGACGGAACCGTGATTTATACGGTCAATGGTAAGCGTGTGTCGGCAGGTACGATCCAGCAGGGAGAGAACTCGTTTGATGCGACTGCTTATATGCTGCTTGGGAACAATACGATAGTGGTGGAAGCTACCGACAGCTACGGCACCAATCGGAAACTGACGTTCAGCGTTGAGACTGTAAATATCAGTATATCGTCTACATTCGACGATTCGCAGATATTCAGCGGTGCGATCAGCTATAAGTACACCCCGGTGGGTAATGTAGAGAAGGTGGTTCACTTCCGGATAGATGGAGAAGAAGTGGATACTTACACGACTTCCGTAACTAATCGCCAGCAGACGCAGGTGCTTCCGACACAACCGCACGGGGCACACAGGTTGGAAGTGTACATGACCGCGGAATTGTCGGGCAATGTAGTAGAGAGCAACCACCTTTACTACACCATTGTCTGTATCGAAACGGGTAACAGCACACCGGTGGTAGCCATTTCGTATTATGAGACTGAGGCGGAGCAGTACAGCACTGTCATTGTGCCGTATGTGGTTTATGATCCGGCATCCAGCACGGCGAAAGTTACGCTGGCGGTGAATGGAACCGCAGTGTCTACCCTCCAGGTGGGGCGTACGCGCCAAAGCTGGAACTACCGCGTAAACAACCAGGGCGAACTGCTGATGTCCGTAACTTGTGGTTCCACAACGGCAACTCATATCCTGCAAGTCAATAAGTCCGCCATTGATGTGGAAGCTGAAACGGCAGACCTGGAACTTTATCTCACGTCGATGGGGCGCTCCAATGCTGAGACGAACAGGAACGAGTGGAAGTTTGGTACTGTTTCTGCTGCCATGAACAGCTTCAACTGGGCCACGAATGGTTGGGTAGCGGATGGCAATGGTAACGTTGCCCTGCATGTGCAGGGAGATGCCCGCGTAGAGATACCTCTCAAAGTCTTTGCACAGGATATCCGCCAGAACGGTAAGACGATAGAGTTTGAGTTCTCCACTTCTAATGTAGTGGACTATGATACACCTATCATCAGTTGCTGGAACAATGGCAAGGGCTTCAGGATCACTGCGCAAGAGGCATTGTTCGTTTCCACACAGACGCAGGTGGATGCCAGGTTCAAGGAAGAAGAACGTATCCGTGTCTCTTTTGTAGTGTCGGAGTTGGCGGAGAACAGGTTGATACATACCTATATTAATGGTGTGGCATCCGGAAGCATTCAGTATCCTACCACCGACAGCTTTGCGCAGGTCACTCCGGCAGATATCTCTATCGGCAGTAATGATGCGACGGTGGATGTCTACAACATCCGCGTCTACAATAACAATCTGAACCGGTATCAGCTACTCGATAACTACATTGCCGACATGGACGATGTGGATAAAAAGCTGGCATTGTATGAGCGCAACCAGATATACGATGCTTACGGCAACATTGACCTTGACAAACTCAATAAGCAACTGGCCGTTATGTACATCATCGGCGACCTGCCACAGTACAAGAAGGATAAGAAGACGGTCAAGGTGGTCTATACGGACTTGCAGAATCCTGAGAAGAGCTTCACTGCGACGGGCGTTCAGATTGACGTACAGGGTACATCGTCTCAATACTATCCGCGCAAGAACTACAAGCTGGTGTTCAAGTCCGGCTTCACCATGGCGATGGACGGGAAGCATGCAAGTACGTATCAGTTGAACGATGAAGTGCTGCCGGCTACCAATTTCTGTATGAAGGCGGACTTTGCAGAGTCTTCGGGTACTCACAACACCGGACTGGCAAATTACATCGACTGGTTGCTGAAACAGATGAATCTCCTGACCATTCCGCAAAAGGCTGACAGCAAGATCCGGACTACCGTATGCGGTTTCCCGATGATTATTGCGCACCGGGCTACGGAAGATGCTCCGGCAGAATTCATCGGCAAGTACAACTTCAACACGGACAAGAGTGCGGAAGATACGTTCGGCTTCTCCAATGGCGATGAGTCAGTGGAGTTCTCCAATAATACTTCCGACCGCACCAACCTGCGTGTATCGGAGTATGATAAAATAACGGATGGCAAGGCGGACTGGACGAATGACTTTGAATTCCGCTACCCGGACGATGACGACGCCAACGACGCATACGAGAACGGTACGAAGAAGCCGGAGAACCTGAAAGCCATTACAGACTGGATTGTGTCGTGCATAGGAGATGCGGACAAGTTCAAGGCGGAGATTGGCACGCATATGGATAAGGATCAGCTTATTTTCTACTGGGTCATTACGCTCGTCTTCGGAATGGTGGACCAGCGGGCGAAGAATATGTTTCTGACTTATTATCACGGTGGCCTTTGGCTGTTCATCTTCTACGATAACGATACGTGTTTCGGTGTAAACAATGAAGGTGCGATAGAATTCCTTTACAATGTGGAAATACACGATGTCATCGGCTCGCAGAATGTGTGGAACGGCGCCGAGAATGCTCTGTGGAACTTGGTTGAAGCGGCTTATCCGGAAGAAATCAAGGCTATGTACACAAGCATGCGCCAACAAGGTATGCTGACCTACGACAAGGTGATGGAGTACGTCAATACCCGCCAATCGGACAAATGGCCCGAAGCCATATACAACGAGGACGGTTACTTTAAGTATGAGATGCCACTTGTAGAGGGGTATCTCGACTACTCTACGTCTCACGAGAATCCTACGTTGGTGAAAACGGGTGCTTTCCTATATGCCATGCAAGGAAGTAGGGAGATGCACCGGAAATGGTGGCTCTATTACCGGCTGTTGTACTTGGACAGCAAGTGGCTGGCAGGCTCCATCTTGTCGGATACGGCCGTGTTCCGTACTTATACTCCAGCACAGTGGACGGGCGTGGAACCTTGTGCCGATCTTCACCTGACGGCATTCAATGCAATGTATATGAACGTGAAGTGGGGGTCTGTAAGTAAGTCGGCACGTGCGGGTGAGAAAGAGACGGTCACTCTGCCCGCTCCCGAAGGTATGAAGTTCAATGATACGGAGACGATCATTTACGGTGCGTCGCTGATTAGTTCTCTCGGTGACTTGTCTCCATTGTATGTAGGTACGGTGGATGTGTCGAAGATGAAGCGCCTTCGCGAGTTGATTATCGGAAGTGATGTGCCGGGATATAGCAATACAAACCTCCGTTCGTTGTCGGTGGGCAATAATCAGATGTTACGTCTGATTGATATCCGTAACTGTCCGGGATATACGCAGACACTGGATGTATCTCAATGCGATAATATAGAGGAAGTACTGGCAAAGGGTAGTGGTATCGTAGGTGTGTCCCTTCCTGCCGGCGGTAATCTGAAGGTACTGAAGCTTCCGGCTGGCATCCGAAGCCTGACCATCAGGAACCAGCCGAGCCTGACAAATGAGGGCTTCAGCATGGAAGGTGTGGCAAACCTCACCACCTTGGTACTGGAGAACACGAACATCGATACCTTCGCCCTGCTGGCAAGGTGCTTCCAGGAGTCGGTATATGCTATCGAACGGGTCCGGTTGATTGATGTGAGGGGGACGACAGATTCCACTGAATTACTTGCGAAATTAGTGCGTATGGGAGGCGTCGATGAAAACGGCAACGACATTAGTAAGGCTGTGGTGACGGGCGAATGCAGTGTTGTGGGAGTTTATGAGGATGACTTGACCGATTTGAATGAAATGTTTCCTGAGTTGACCATAAACTATAAGGCTGTATGGATACGATTGATTGATCCCGTAATGAAGGGGATAATATTGCAGGCATGGGATGCCAACAATGACGGTGGTATAACTAAAGAAGAGGCTGAAGTGGAAAGACGATTCCCTAATTCAACATTTAGTGGTCGTGAGGATATTGTTTCATTGGATGATTTAGCTCATATCTCATATTATCATGTAAGTGGTTTTAGGGATATGCCAAACTTGAAAACCGCAAGCATTGGTATCAACGGTTATACGGACGCTGGCAAGGGCACAACCTATCAGATGTTTATGAACTGTACAGCTTTAGAACGGGTTGTAAACGGTCCTAATATCGAATACATGGAGCGTATGACATTCTTTGGCTGTAAGTCACTGAAAACTTTTGTGTGGTCTAATAAAGAAAAGCATATAGACATGTCTGCTTTTAACGGTACAGGGTTTGAAGTGTTGGAGCTTCCTGATAGTGTTGAATTGTTAGGAGGAGATTACGGTGGAAACACCTTTGCCAACTGTTCTAAACTAAGGAAAATGACGCTTGGAACGAATATTAAAGAAATAAGGCAAAGAGCATTTGCTGATTGTCCTGTCATGGAAGAATTTCGCATAAAGGCAAAGACACCGCCAATCTTAGGAAATAAAGTATTCGAGAATACCCCTTGCTACATATATGTTCCTAAAGGTTATGGTGAAATATATAAGGCTGCGTCCGGATGGGCGGCACTTGCTACACGTATTGAAGAAATGGAGGAATAATTATGGATGTTTTTAGAAACAGATTGACGGCGGCAGAAGGTAAAGTGCTCCGTCGTAAATCGGATGGCTTTATTGCCGGACCGGAGTTGTGGATAGGATACACCTATTACTTGTATGGTAAGAAACTGGATGAGCCTCTTTTGGAACTTCCGGAGCATTACGAAGAGATCGATATTCCGGAAGAGTTTCTGGAAGCGGAAGAGCTTTAAAGAACTTCTTAAGGTTTGTATTAAGATAAGTATCATCATTTAAGGAACATTGATTTCCCTTTAATTTATGGAGAATAGTTTATGGCACTGAATATAGATAAGAAAGTGGAAAATGAAGGCAAGAATGAACAAGGTCGCTTGTCTGCTAATGAATTCAACCAGCTTATTGACGTGGTTAAGTCATTGGAGAATAATAATGTAGACGGCTTACAAACAAAGCTGAACATCATTAACAGCACTTTGGAAGAACTGCTGAATGGCAGTAGTGGTGGAGTGCAGCGCAATGTACTTGTACAAAACAATCTTGACAGCCGTAATCTGTCCGCCAGTAAAGGAGAGTCTTGTTACCTGAAGTTCACATTTGTATCTCAGGAACGCTATGGCATTGGTAGTGAGTACGAAGATACGGGTGAACGGGGACTGTGCCAGATCAGCATTAAAAACGCCGCTAATGCGGAGTTTACTGTTGTGAAACAGATGTCTATCCAGTCAGGTTATATCAATACGGTTGATGTGGCTGAGTTCTTGTCTTCCGGTTCCAACCAAGTTATGATTAAGGTGACCGGTGAAATTACTGAAGTGGTTACCCCGTCATTTGTCTATACCGTTCAACTGACTTCACTCTCCATCGCGGCTGATAACTTCCGTTGGTGGACGGCTTTCACCGATACCATCAGTATTCCGCTGAATATTGGTGGAAACATTTCCAAAACGTTGTATGTGGCAATTTCCGGTGATGGGTATGATAAAAACTACGATGTGGCTCTGGGTACGGCAGTATATACGGAAACGGCATACAACTATCAACTGGAACATCCGGGCAAGTCCGGTGTATTCACTGTTGCCATATACGTTGCAAACACGGATGGCAGCATTCGTACCCGTACTGTTTCCTACAATATCATTTGTGCCGTTGCGGGAGATGGCGTTAAACTGATTGCGATAAACAATGTACTGGACAAAGCCACAAACTGGACTGAGAGCGCATTGTTTGATTATGCCATGTATGATGGCAGTAACGCTATCACTTCTGCACAGTTTGTTGTGAAGAAAGAGGGCAGCCAGATATTCTCTTCTGATGAGGATAGTATATCCACATCGGCCCGGCATACCTTCTCTTTTCCGCTGGAAATAGAGACTATTGACAACGCCGATTTCAATATAGTGATCCATGTGAAAGAGGGGACTAAAGAGCTGACTTCCGCATTGACAATTCCGGTCGACAACTCGCTGGGCTTCTCGTCTGTGGCAGGTGCAGTGTTTTATATGAATCCGCGTACCCGCTCTAACAACCAGGGCAACTATCTCTCTGTGGTGAATGAAATGACGGGTGAAGTAGTTCCTGCCGCCTGGAAAGGAATGAACTGGGGAAATGACGGATGGACTACCGATGCAAATGGCAATAAAGTGCTACGTGTGATGGCGAGCTCGCAAGTCAGCGTTGGTTATAAGGTGTTTGCTAAAGAGTCTGCACGATTAGGCAAGACTATCGAGATAGACTATAGGGTTGACAATGTGACAGACTTCAATGATCCTGTTGTCCGTATGTCGAGTGATGGAGATGCTTTCGTGGGCTTGCGTGTATTTCCGGATAGCGTAATGATGTTTTCGAATTCGTTAAAGACCATTGATAATCAGGGAATCAATCTCTTTGAGGGTAAACGCTTGCGCCTGACACTTGTTGTCATGCCGGGTGCTTATGGAAATCCGGACTTTAACTTGTGTATCATCTATGTGAACGGTGTAAAGAACCGCGAGTTCACCTATAAGAATAATGATTACTTTGCCCAGAATAGTGACATCATCATAGGTTCCGATTATGCGGACGTTGATATCTATGGAGTGCGCGTATATGACTCTGCTTTGACTTCCGAGGCTGTACTGCGGAATTATATCAACTGGCTTGTCGATAACACGGAGAAGTCTCGCGTACAGGATGAGAACGATGTTATGGACGGTAATGGTTCGGAAGTTGATTTTGAAAACACGAAGGATCAATTCAATGTATTTGTATTCGACAATACATTCCCGTCGTTGATCAATCCTAATAAGATGATGGGCACATTAGAGGTATTCTATGCCGATCACCCTGAATGGAATGTATCTATAAGTAATGTGGAGGCTAAAGGACAGGGTACATCCTCAATGCGCTACTGGAAGTGGAATGCCCGGTTCACACTGGACAAGAACTCATCGACCGTTACAGCGGCAGATGGTTCGACGAGTACCGGCGGATGGGCGATGAATTCGGATTTGGCCAAAGCCACCAAGATTACGGCAAAGAAGAACTTTGCTTCTTCCATGCAGTCGCATAAGATCGGTTCTGTAAATTCGGTGGACGATTTGTATCGTGCTATGGGATATCTGAATGAAGCAATGCAGTCCACTAAGTATGCTAATGCCCGTGTATCGGTCTATCAGCTTCCATTCGTGGCTTTTGAAAAGTCGATCAATGATGAAGGGAAAGTGGTGTATACGTTCATGGGCTTGTACACAATGGGACCGGACAAAGGTGATAAGAATACCTTCGGGCATGATACAGGGATATTTCCTGGATTGATCTCCATTGAGGGGGCGGATAACTCACCGTTGTGCGCTTTGTTCCGTGTGCCTTGGAGTAGCCGGATGCAGTATAACGAAGATGAAGAAGCCTTCCAGTATAACGGTGCGAACTCGTGGGACTTTGGTGCCGGGGACATTGCCAATATCAGTAAGTGGATACCGGCATACAATATTGCTTATGTGTGTTCCAACCGTCTGAAGCCTTTCAACGGGACACTGGCAGAATTGAATGCACAGGTTGCAACCTATCGAAATGAACCTTGCGAGTTTTGGATTGCAAAGAGTGGTGATGCCGATTTATATAATGTGTACTATTTCGAAGCATCGGAAGGCCGATTTATAGCATCCGATATAGGTGATGGTACAATCAATCTACGAACCCAGCTTGTAGATAAAGGTTATGGTCTGGCTACGGCTGACCTTACAGGGAAAACTGCTGATCAGCTGAATATGCTCTTTATCAATGCCCGCATTCAGAAGTTTCGTAAGGAAGCTTCCGCATATTGGGATATCGATGATGCGATCCTGCACCGGAATTGGGTAGAATTCCATGCCGGCACTGACAACCGTGCCAAGAATACTTATCCTTATACCTTCGGAACATCCGCGAGTAAGTGGAAATGGCGTTATGATGACTTGGATACTATCTTTGATACAGATAATCAGGGTCAGGCAAAGAAAGGATACTATGTAGAGCTGCATGATACGTATGATAATGGTGGATCTGTATGGAATGGTGAGACTTCTAACTTCTGGAATCTTCTGGACCTTGCTTTCCCGGATGAAATCATTGCAGGGATGAAGAAGATGATGATGAAAATGGAAGAGTTGAGTGGGGAGAAATCTGGTACCGACTTTGATAAACTCTATGCCTACTTCCAGAAATATTACTTCAAAGAGGCACAAGAGTATTTCTCTCAGAGCCTTTACAATGCGGATGCCAAATTCGCATACGAAAATGCGGAACTGGCCTATAGTAAAGGGCACTATACCAGTGATACCAGGCCTATAACTCAATCATTGGGTGATCATTATGCAGCCGAACAGCGATGGATCACTAAACGTATCCTGTATATGATGTCTAAGTACAGCTTTGGGCTGTTCAGTGCCGATGGTACGGACAATATCATTGTACGTGCGGCTGGTAATACCATTAAGTACGAACTCACTCCGGCAATGGACTTATATCCGGCCATAGCCAATGGAACGTCTATCATCCGGGGAGATCGCACTAAATCCGGTGAGGTTTGCGAAATGCTGATCGAGTTGTCAGGCTCCGGAGATCAACAGAACACTATCCAAGGCGCATCTTACCTACAAGATATTGGCGACTGGCACGATAAGAACGTTGCAGGTTCTATGACTATTCAGGGACGGATGCTTCGGGACATCCGGTTAGGTAGCAAAACTGAAGATATTGCTATCTCAATCACTTCATTGATCATCTCTAATTGTGTGAGTTTGCAAAGCCTTATTCTGTCTCGTATCGCTACACTCCAAGGTGCACTGAACTTATCTGCTTGTACTCACCTAAAGAAAGTATATACCGGTGGAACATCGCTAACTCAACTTATATTGCCAAAGGGTGGAGGGTTAGAAGTAATAGAGTATAGTGAGCCTAACCAATATATAACTTTACAGAATTATCCGCTTATAAAGAATGAGGGTGTCCTTTTGGACTATTGTAAAGAGAATGTGACGGATTTCTGGGTAGAGAACTGTCCGTCATTGAAGCCCATACAGTTACTCTCTACCATCATTGAAGCGCAGCAATCGCAAGGCACCAACCATACATTAAAACATATCCGTGCAGTGGGGTTTGAAGAAGAGTATTATACAGCCGATGCATTGGATATGCTTGCTAATTTGTCAGATGGTACCTACAAAGGTCTGTCTGCCGAAGGTCTCGCTGGTGAAAACCCAATACCAGTGTTGGAAGGCAGCATCACTGTTCATTCTAAGTACTATCAGGACTCTGTGGATAAGTTGAGGAATATCTTTGACAGATTGGAGCTTATTATGGATGGAGAAGCTGCCATACGATTTGCTGACGCAGAAGTGTTACGAGTATTACTTAATGCAACGGTCGGAGCATACAATGCAATTAGTAAAGTAGATAAGGATGGTGACGGTATGCTTACGGAAGAAGAATTATCGTCACTAACTACACTGTCAAATAGAAATGATAATGTCTATTCAATGTTCAAAGACAATACTGTAATAGAGACTTTTAATGAATTCCAATATTTTACAGGGTTAGAGTTTATAAACAGTAGCTCATTTGAAGGTTGCAGTTCATTAAAGGAGATTACTCTTCCTGTATTAACCAAGATGGGTAATGGGGTATTTGCAGGTAGTGGAATAGAAAAATTAATTATTCCCGAAGGTTACCAAAACATAGGTCCTTTAGTATTACAAAGATGCTATAATCTCAGGCTTGTTGATTTTCCAAGTACGGTCACTTCAATTTCAGAAGGAGGTAGTTTATTTTGGGCTATGAAGAATCAAGTTACTGTCATATGTCGTGCCTTTACTCCACCAACATTCGGGACATGGGGATACGATGGCGATCCAAAAGTTATATATGTCCCTGATGTGAGTGTAGATGCCTATAAGTTAGCTGCAGGATGGAGTTTACAGGCTACAAAAATATATCCTCTATCAACCTATATGGAGCTTTGATAAACATGTTTTCCGGAGTACTATGAAAAGATAGATGCTCCGGAAGATATTTAGAAGTCATATTCGTAAATCCGATCTGCGTATGTACTCCAGTTTGTAGCAGTCTTGTATGCATCACCACTTCCACGAGGTACATAAATATTGCACGGATTGTTGGTAAAGCAATTATCTCCCATTGCAGGCGGTGTTATAGCTTTTATGTAAAAGTTTTCCATTGAAGTACAATCTCTAAAGGTTGAGCCACCTATTTTTACAACACCTGCACCAACTACCAACTTTTTAAGGGAACTGCAATTTCTAAATGACTCTACATTGTAGTCTCCATAAATTCCAGTACAAGTGTCTGGAATATCTGAAACTTCTTCAAGAGAAATACAACCTTTAAATGCTCGTCCATCTATTCTTATGAGTTTTTTACTCAAGACAACTTTTCTGAGATTAGTAGCCCCTTCACATACCATCCTTTCTGTTTGAACCAGATAATCTCCCATATCCAACAGTTCAATGGAAGTGTTATTCATAAAGCATTGGTAGGGCATTCTATCCGAATTGATTGATTTGCCAAAATATACTTCTTTCACCCCAGTGAGAAGATTGCAGCCCCTAATATCATAAACCAGATTTGACAAGTCTAAGATTTTAATTTTGTTACCATTGGAATATTGGCTAAAATCAATCCTTCTACCTATATTAGCTTCATTTTCTATAATATACCCATCTTTATCTACATCCCAAACAGAAACGGCGATTTCACGCCATACTGGATCAGCCATATATATTGCTGGTTCACCATCCATTATCAGAGTCAGTTTATTGAAAGTATTTCTCAGCTTATCCATAGAGTCCTGATAGAACCTGAAATCTGCCTCAGAAGCACGTACAGATATGATTTATTTTCTGTAGTAAAAAGCTGGGTATCGAGATTATTGTTCTTCATACGTTGATAAAGCCTGTATTAAATTGGCGCTTTCGCTCCATCCGGTAGCTGATTTATATGCTAACATGCTTGCATCAGGTACATATATTGCAATAGGTCTACCTGCTTCTACATAGGACCATGCACCTTCAAAAACAGGTGGTACTAAAGCACGGCAGATGACTACTAACTTATCACCGCCATTATTGGTGGGACGTAATCCAATTGATATGATTGTACTCGGAAAATCTATTAACTTACATTTTTTATTAAGACTGATAAAACCATCTCCGCAAATTTTACATCCTTCATTAATCACCAATTTTTCAATAGCAGTTGCGCCAAAAGCAGATGATTTAATTTCTACAATGTTTGGTGGTAAAGAAATTCTTCGCAAAGATTTACACCATGTAAAAGCACTTCCATTTATTGAGGTAAGCCCAGTGAAATAACGAAATTCATCAAAAGTTTCAATGAGTTCATTTCCCAGATTGTATCCTTCTACGAACATAGAATACACATCATCTCTACGGTGAGATAACGTAGTAACTGCGGCTAACTCTTCTTCAGTTAGCATTCCATCATTATCATAATCTACCATACGAGAGCTCTTATCAATCCCTACTGTAGCTTCAAGTAATACTCGGAATACTTCAGGGTCTGCAAAACGCAAGGCGGGACCTCCAATTAGAATTAGATTCAGTTTGGTGAAGATTTTACGCAGTTCTTCCACAGAGTCCTGATAGTACTTAACTTCAGTAGAATCCCCTCTATAAATAACGCCCCCAATTTATTAAGAACAAAGAATATATAATGACTTTTAAAGCATTGAAAATTTCCAAAGAAAAGATTAAACGAAAATATAAATCAACAAAATACCACAATTCATTTTATGATAAGTAATGTAAAATTCCTACAATTCATTTTATCCAAAATGTACAAAGTCTTTTATGTTTTTTAAAATATACGAACTAATGTTTTATATTGTCTCATTATCACATGCTTCTCAATAATAGTAATACTTCCTGAGATTTATACATGGAATAAATGGGGACTACTTCTGATAAAAAGAATAAAATAGTTGTCTAACTTTACCCAAAGGATATTCCACATAACAAGAGATAATCGCCACAGCATCATTGTAGCCTAACAAATAGTCCCATAAAGGCTCCTTTCCAAACAGAAGGAATCATATGCCAATTGCCCTCTCTTGCATAACGTTGAGTTTTATTGGGAGCAGAAATAAATACCAAATATAAAATAGACAAAAAACGAATAAGACCTTTATTATTACGGCGAGTAAATATCATACGACTGCGCGTCAAATAATATTCACGAAAAGCCGTTAATGGTTTTATAGTTGCACTCTCTTTATGATATACTACTGATGCTGGCTCATACCATAGCTTATACCCAGCTTCACGAAAACGTCGACTCCAATCAAATTCCTCATAAAAAAGGAAATAAACTTCAGTCATTTCCCCTACTTTTTCAATAGCATCACGACGTATCATCATAGCACCGCCATGCAATACCTCGGTTTCTTGAGCACAAAGATATTGGCTCATACAAGATGCATCAAAATATTCAGTACGACGCATAACAGATATTGCAGATAAGTCTTTGTAACCATAATATTGTATCTTATCAGGTTCATACAAGAAACGGATCATAGGAGAAACACCCGCAATAGGATTATCCATAGAGAAAGAATTGACTAATGCAGATAATACTGGTGCTTTGATTTGCATATCATTATTGAGAAAAAACAAATAGTTTCCTTCAGCATATCGCAATCCTAAATTATTTCCCCCAGCAAATCCCAAATTACTCTTACTACGAATCACTTTTACAAATGAATATGCTCTCTGTTCCAATTCAACCGCATCATTTCCACAGGAAGCATTATCAACAACTATTATTTCATACGAAGGATATGATTCATAACGCTGAAAAGATTCAATCAAATCACAGGTATCCTTGAGACCATTGTAATTTATTGTAATTATGGAGACTTTACTATTGTTCAT